ACAGCTTGAATATAATCCCATAGAAAACTATGATAGAATTGAAAGTTGGACTGACACGGGCGGCGGCACTTTCCAAAAGGGAAAAGTTGATACTGAGGAAACGTTTAACAAAGGTAGCGTTACAACAACTTTTGGAAAAGTTTCTGACAGTACTCATAAGGTTGCTGCTTTCAATTCTTCAAGCCCCGAAGTTGCTAACACCGATAACACAACCGACAGCGGAAGTGATTCCCAGACTTTTGGTGCTGACACCTCACACGGAAGTGTTACCAATGGTTTGGATGAGTCAACAACAAGCGGAACGCATGAAGGAAGGATTCACGGAAACATAGGTGTTACAACTTCACAGCACATGATGCAATCGGAAATTGATCTGACTACAGCTTATAATTTTCTCGATGAGGTGTGCCAGCTGTACGCGGATAGACTTTTGATAGGGGTGTGGTGAATGGAAATTATGAATGCAATTGCACAAATCGCACAAATGGTTGGTGTACCTTGTGTATGTTTAGGCGCTGTAATGTGGTATGTGAACGCACTTGACGTGAGACAGCGTGAGGAAAGAAAAACCTGGTATGAAAAGCATGATCAAGAAAGTGCGAAGTGGGTTGACGCGTTGAACAACAACACGAAGGTGATAGCCGAACTGTTGACAATAGTAAAAGAAAGAAATGAGGTGTGAATATGATTTATGATATTCCGGATAAAAATGTAGCATATATTGCTAAAGCGAGAGAGCTTTACAAAAACCGTGATAAGTACGCTTACCTTTACGGAGCGAAGGGTCAAAAATGTACTCCGGAGGTTTTTGAAGCTTTATGGAGTGCTGAGCCAAATTATTTTAAGAAGTACAACGCACAGCAAAAAGCACAGATTAAAGCTTTCTGCTTGGGAAAGATTGTGATTGATTGCAGCGGCTTTATCAATCTTGTTACGGGGAAATTTATGTATTCGACCGCATATATCAACAGTTGTACTAATGTGACGACTCCTGACAAGACTAAAGATGGAGATTTACTGTATACAACTTTTGGCGGTAAGGGAAGGCACATTGGACTTGATATTGGTCATGGTTTTTTCATTCATTGCGGAAAAGAGTTTGAAACAATTTCAGTGGGTGTTATTGAGGGCTATGGTTGGGAAAAAGGGGGTAAACTATAATGACAATTAATTACTATGGGAATGTTGTAGATATTAAATTTGATACGACTGATAGTAGCGGTGCAGCTATTACTCTAATTGATGGTTACTCAATTGAAGAAATGACAATCATTTACAATACCGGCATTTATGGCCTTCTTTTTGGGGTACCTATTAGCAAAACAACTGAAAATCTTCGCTTTCCACCTGTGCATTCCAAAAATCCCAACCTTATTCATCCCCTTTTTAATAACAGTACAAATCAACGCTTTAGTTTTATAATTACAAAATTTGGACAAATTCCCGATCCCCATTATTTTGATAAAGCTTTTGAACCGATTTTAGCTGTTGGTGATAATGGTAAAAAGTACAAGGTGATTCCTTCAGATCAATTTAAGTAGGGGGTAGACAATGGCATTTTCTAATTTTCCTTATACGGATTTCCATAATTTAAATCTTGATTGGATTCTGGAAACGACTAAAGATTTAAATACAAAGTGGGATGATTACTATAAGCAATGGAATAAATGGCAGTCGGATGTACAAAATTATATTGATAATTTGGACTATATCAAGGCTATTGATGATTATATGGATAGCTTAAAGGCAAGCGGCGAATTGTCGGATATTATTGATACATGGTTAACAGAGTATGGAATCATTACAATCGGCGACTCATACGGCGAAGGATATACGCCAGGGGGCATGGTGAAACCGTGGTGCGATATCTTACATGAAAAGTATTTCAGTGATGCCAGCTTTTATGTTAATAAAAGTTTAGGCGGTAGCGGATTTGGTGCGAATACTCACTTTTCTGCCCTGCTATCACAAGCAATAGCAAGTCTAACAGATAAGCAAAAAAAACAAGTTAAGTATGTTGTTGTTGCGGGCGGCTGGAATGACCAATTTATTGCTTCTTCTATTGTCAATAGCGGTATTAAAGATACGATTGATTTAATGTCACAATTACCAAACGCAACACTTTACATTGGATGGATTGCAACACCTATCATCGGTTTTACTAGTGTTGCAAAAGTTAAAGCATACAATGATATCAAAACGCTTTACAAGACATATTGGGGGAAGTTTAAGTTTTTAAGCGGCGCCGATAGCGCTTTACGTTGGGTTAGCGTACTTGCTAGCGATAACATTCACCCCAACGCTAGCGGACAAAGTTCAATCGCAGATATGATATATAAGGCAATGGGAGGATACGCAAGTTGGAGCAGATCGGCCGATTTTGCGCTTGACGGGGTTGATTGCAAACTAAACGATTACAAAATGCCTGTTGTGTTGACTAATACCAACGCACATTGTAGCTTTAGCCATGTGGCTAGCTTTCTTGATTTGGCTTTCATTCCAGCCAAAAATTTCACAAATGTCGCTGTTAAAGTTATGAGTCATAACTTAAGTTTTGTAAATGAGCAAAGTATCTGCAACTGTAATGCTATTGTTCATGATAAAAGCGGTTATCATCAATGCATGGCGGTTCTCACTATCAATCCTTTCGATGCCACCCAGGTTGACAGCGGCGCTATTTACTTAAAGTTGGTTGATATAAGCGGTAACGGGTACGCTACTTTCACAAGCGTAAGTGAAATCCAATTGTATGGTGTTGAGTTTAATATTGCACTGAATTAAAAGAGGGGTGTAAGCCCCTCTTTTGTTATGCTCTGTATACCTCGATTACTGTAGGATGCGAGACAAATGGAAATTTGCTGATATATGCAAAGCTATCCTCTTTTGCATTTGTTGCGTTATATGATAGCGTTTCGATATATTCTACTTTTATGTAGTCGGTATCGGTATCGAGGTAGGCAATTTCTACACAATATTTATATTTCATTCTTCGCATTTTGTTACTCCTTCTACACTGATTATCTCATAACGTTTAGTATCTGAAAAGTCATTACACAATCTAAACTTTATCTTTGCAGCAAGTTCACTGTCTGCCTTGCAACTAAAAAGGTCATTTTCATTAGTATAGTTATCATGATATCGTATAATATACTGATTTTCTTTTAATAGCTCAATTTCTATTTTTGTAAAAGTCCACCCTTCCCAATTATAATTAATAGTATATTCAAACGCTTCCTTAAAACTTTTAGCTTTAATAAGGTCGCAATCGTGCTGATAGTCATTATCAATACCAAATCCCCACACAACAATCGAATAAATCATTTTACGACCCCCCTTACAAGAAAATCAAGTGTAATTTTTGCAATTTCAAGAGACTTAATATCGTTTGATGTTTCAGAATTTACTGCCTGTTCTGCTAAGTAAGCATACATTTTTCTAACGTCAATATGCCGCTTACTAACAAAATCTTCCGCCGCTACGCAATCACTGATAAGTTTTAATTTCTTTTGAACTGTTAAATTATCCATATTAGTCCTCACCTTTCTTCCCGTATAGCCGGTAGAACAGCTATAATATTATCTTAATGTTACTTTATATCTACGTGATTCTTTATAACCGAACGTTTCTTCTGATTTTGAATCGAACCACCTTTTTTCAACCCCTACCGCTTGAATATGCCTTGCAGCATAATCATAAGTTGTAAAAGAAATTACATTATTAAAATATAAATGCTGAATATTTCTATACACATTGCTTGTGGTTTCAAAATACACGTCTTTGCGAATTATTTCAAAAGCATACTTTCTAAAATCTTTTATCAAATTGTATAAATACATATAATTACGTCTTTTTTCATCTAACATATCATTATCAATGTTGGCTAGTGTTGCAATGCTAACGTGATGCCATTCAGGATTAACAATTGCTTCATATCGTTTCCATGTTTGCTTACACCATTGTTTACCACCACAACGATTTCCTTCTCTATCAGCCGGACACTCTGTGCATTCTTTTGCAATGCCAGCGTTAATAAAATCTTCAGATGTATAATCATCGTAGTGCTTTTCTAATCTTCCCCATTGAGTCGCCATTGCTTTAGCAATACCTGGAAAAGTTTTTGATCTTACTAATGCACGTTGTTCTTTCGACAAATTCGCCGTCTCAACGTACCACTTCGCCATTGTTTTTCCAGATTTAAATTTTAGTCTATCCGGAATAGGTACAATTTCTGTTGGTATGAGCTTTTGCAAACCTTTTAACCATAAGCATGTTCTCTTTTCGTATGCGTCACCAAACTCAAAAGGCTGTATAATTTGATCTTGTTTTCTCCATTTTGTGCTCATTATTCCTACTGGATTTTCAATTGCTATTTTGTCACAATCAGCATTTGCTATTGTCATAAAAAACTTAATAGCATCATTTCTATCTAACATTCGTTGTATTGCTTTATTGCCGTACTTTTCATAGTTAAACCATCTGTTACCAGTTACGGTTAAATAAGTACACGGCGGAAATGCAATTATCATATCCCACTTACCGGAAATTTCATGCTCTACTCCATCAACAGTATAAAAAATACAATTCCCATTCAATAATAAAGTGACGTCTTTCTTGATATGCCATTCCGGATGATTTCCAGAACAATCTAGTAAGTCACAAGAATAAGCCTCATGCCCCAACTTTCTAAACTCAATTGTTACTCTTTGCGATTCTTCACATGCAACTAGTACCTTCATTGCTATTCCTTTCTTCACGTCTTTTTCTTGATTTACTTCCATAACTTCTTTTTTGGCTGATTCGCTATAGTCTGATACAAGTCTTTCATATAAGTCTTTCATTGTTTTAAAATCTTCAAAATCGTAACAGCTTGTAATACGCGCTATCCCTCTATAATCATGTATAAACAGACTTCCTCTAACACCTCTATACACATTTAAGTATACGTGATTTGCTAATGCAACCTTATTACCGTTTACGGCTTTTACAGATGTATTCATAATCTTCGCTATTTCTGCAAAAAACTTATTGTAACTATTGATTCTCATAATTCCTTCTTTCTTCAAGTCTTTCCTTGAGGTCTTTGTTTTTCTTTATCTT